ACGTGCTACCAAAGAAGTAACCCCCAGAAGCCTTGGCTGAGCCGCTGACCTCAAGCTTTTCTGAAGGACTACTCGTCCCAATACCAACGTTGCCGCTGGAATCAATAACCATGCGTTGGCTATTGTCAGTTTTGAAGACAATCTCACTTTCTGATATTCCAGAGTTGCTGTCGTAATCTGCTTCCAGTGATAATCCTCTCTTTGAGCGAATAGCAGATCCCGATCCACCAGTATTAGTCAATTCAATGGCAGGGAAATAATCACTACCGAATGCATTAATTCCTAGCTTTGCATCAGGACTCGTCGTCCCGATACCCACGTTGCCGTCTTGTTGAATAAATAAAGCTGTGTCCAGTGTTGCATCAGTTCCGCTGACATTGAAACTTAAGGAGCTTGAACCTCCGCCCGTTCCTGTTGCAGTGCAATCAATAGATGCGTGAGCCTTAGGGCCACTGCCGCCTGTATCCGCATTGTAAAAACTAATTCTCCCCCAAGGACTTGTTGTAGACCAATCTTCCCCTGTAGAGGAAGTGGCTATTCGTAGTTCAGTAGGCGTTGGAGAGGCGGTGCCAGTGGCGGATGACAAGTGCATCAACGTGTCAGGACTGCTCGTTCCGATACCAACGTTGCCTGCGGAATCGATGCGCATGGCTTCAGCATTATCAATGCTCCACTGGTGCGAAGTCGCGCCTAACGTTCCAAGCGTTACGTTGTAATCAGTAGAAACTACAACATCAGTTGCACTACGTGTTTGAATCTTAAATTCATCGTTGTCTCTAATGAACGCAGTTTGCTCAATGCCTGCAGTGGCACCTAAACTATCTTCCAAGACAATTTCTGGTGTTGCCGCAATAGAACTAGGGATATTATTCAAGACATAGATTTTTCCGCCAGGCCCTGAATTTGTTGTTGAGTGATAATAAAGTTCAGACGGCGCATCCATCTGAACAGTCCAAACCAAGGTTTCAACCGTAGATGTGTTAGGCGCTAGTGCTGGGTTATTAACGATGCCATCGTTATATGCCGCACCACTAAGCCCAGCGACTGATTGAATCTGAAAACCGTTGTCTGTATCTGCGTTCGTAAAGTTATAGACACTACCCCTGGTTACATAAATAGTGGGGTTCGTCTCGGTGCCATCGAAACCGTTGCCGGTAAATGTGTAGTGGTTATTACCAGCGTCTTCTGCAACGGTCCATGCACCGTCTTCTGTGATACTTGTCCAGATTGCAGGTTCATCAGCTCCGGCGCTAGTCAGCACCTGCCCTGCTTGGCCGTAATCAGCCGCAAGTTTTCCCCTGACGATCCAATCGGCATTGGAAGCATCGCGCTGCTTCAGGTAGCCGCTGGTTGTATCAGCCCAATACTGATAAGCGTATGTGGTGGTAGGTGCAGCCGCACCGCTATTAACCGTCGCTATTGCCTCTAAAGCAAGATTCAGGTCTGCCCTGAACTGAGCACCGTTCTGATTGTCAAGAATGTAATCGTGCTGCGGTGCCATTAGCTGCTCTGCGGGTAAGCTTTGCCCGGTATTAGGTTAGCAGAATTCAGTGTGCCCATTTATTTAACGGACACAGAGCTTTGGCGTTACCACCGACCCAGGCTTTGGCTTCCATGTAGCAGCCACATTGAGAGCACCGCTTGCTTTCTTGGATAAATTCAGGGCAAGACTGGCAGGTTGCGAGCCTTGCGGCGTGGGTTTCAGCGGAAGCTTTGCCCGCTCGGATACCTTGCGCTGCTGCCCTTGCCGCACCAGTCACCATTTGACGTGGTGTTGCTTTTACCTTGCGAGGTGATGGTTCTCCGCGTGTGAAACGAGCCATTACTCAAATGGATTGTTCGGATAATTGCTTGAGAATGTTTCGGTCGGAATCGTAAAGCCTGTTTCATTTGCGGAGGCTATTAGCCTAAATGGTACGTTCTCAGGCGTAGTGCCGTTAAAAAGTTTGGCAGGGCCTTGCCAAACTCTGTAGCCAACAGGTACTCGACCGTATGTAGCTCCATCAAGTATTGTTGCTCTCCAGGTGATGTTGCTATCATTATTCGCTGAAGCGCATCTAGGTGCAAAGTGAGTGAAAGAAAAATCGTAACCGCGTCTAACACCACCGCAACCATTTATCCCTGTTTGACCTGCTCTCGGATTAACTATTTGCGCCGTTGGCACACTAGCTGATTCGTAAAATCCACTTGCATTTGGGTAAATACCCCACGCAGGAATCATGACAAAATATACTGACCGCGAAAGATCTCCAACACACTCAGCAGGGTCTGGGGTATTAGGAGGCCCGACACAAGGGCAGCTATAGTCAAATTCAAAATACACTTCTGAATAGTAACCCCAACAAATGCCAGGGTATCTTTCGGCCAAATTGTAAGTGTTGTCGCCTATCCCCGGTTCAAAGATGCCTTTCCCATCGCCAATCCCTAGTTCTTCATCATCTCTTTCTATATTGACCGAAAGCACAACCGATCCAGTTACAATGTCGCCGTAAACCAGGGGTACTGGTACGCCTTCCCTGGACGTTTGTTGGATGTTGCTGAAGTTGTAACTTCGGGCCGATGGGTCTGTTGATTCTGGTGTGTCATTAGGTGTTGGACTAATAAGCTCTGCCACACCTTGAAGTGCCAAGCCAATACCAAGAGGAGTTAAAAATGGTGCGGCAAAAGGCAAAAGAAGACCAGCGCCAATTAAGGCAACACCAGCCAAAATCGAAGTCAACGGACCACCGCCACCGGCTCCGCAGATCGCTGGAATAATGTGTATTTCGTGGTTGTCTCCAACTGGATCGTTTAGTTCATCTTTGGACATGGCGCGACCGTTCATCACCACGCGGTAGTGCCGCCCGCGCATGTGACTTACAAGCTGCGGAAAGTTAGACAGCAAACAGCGCATTACTTCAGACGCTGAATTCAATGCAACGGCGCTGAACGATCGCCGGTTTAAAACCTTGGCTAACGGCCCATAGAACCTAATTGTTCTCTTAGGTTGGCACTGAATAGCCGTCATGCTTCCTTACCGATGCCGATTGCTGTGTAAGTAAACGTCTGGTCTGAAGTTACCGTTCCAGTCAATGTAATTTGGAACTCTGTTGCAGTAATGCTGCCGATTGAATAGGTAACTCCTGAAGGCAAGGCTAGATTTGGAACTGCCTGCACCAATGGTGCTTGATAGAACGCATCAGCAAAAGTAACCGTAAATGGGTTTGTCGTAAACCCACCCGTAGCACTCTGAATTTCAGTGCGTTGTCGCAGTGCTACATTCACGCCGAGTTCAGTTACTGCAACGTTTTCTGCTTGGTTTGTAGTTGATAGTTCTGCCTTGAAGCCAAAGCCGCGTCCTGTAAGTGTGTTTGCCTGAACTGGTGTCCATGCACCCCAAGTTGGTGAAGCGTTTGGGTCATCATCTGTTGCTCTTACATAAACTTGAACGTTTGTCGCATCAGGTTCGCCTAGGTCAATAAGACCCCAAGAATCAATCAGCTCTGTTTGATCATCGATTAAAAGGCTTTCATAAAAAGACGTTGTATCTAAGTGGCGAGTAAACGTAGGTGTGAATACAGCCCCAAGATCCACAACACTGCTGAACTCATACGTTCCAGTTGCCTCAACTGCGGGGTCAGTCAATATCAAGCCACCTTGAGCACCGGAAACTACCGTGTCAGTTTTTGTGCCAGTAAAGGCAGAGTCTTGGCGGTTGGTTGAAATTACAGTTGACTCTGCACCACTTGGCGCTGTAAATGGCGCTAACGCATCTGTAGTAGACAGCACGCCTGCCGAACTTTCAAAACGAGCCAGGTAAACACCAGTCAGCGCTGGAACGACAGCTTGTGTGAAAAATGACGAAACTTGTGTGATTGGTATGGATGAAGCCCATTCGGGGTTTGCCGTATCTTGTGTATGACGGATATACACAAAGCCGTTACCAGCAACATTGCTTTCGATCGGCTCATCCCACTGCAAAAGTGCCTGGCCGTCAGACGATCCAGTAACTGAGAAATTCGTGACCGCTTCTGTTGCAGTAAGCACGCCTTGGAACGATTTGGTCAACCGTGCTGGTACAGCAGAAAATGCCCTGTTGACGCCTTGCGAGAACACTTCAAACTCATATACCCCTGGAGTTAAGTCATAAATATCCATGTCGGTGGAACTGGTCTGGCGCTCGTTCCAGTTGCCTTCCTGTAGTTGCCAACGGACCAAATAACCGAGAGTTCCTTCTGTACCAGACCAACTCAACAACACGCGAGATTGCTGAGTGCCATTGGCGTCAGTGTATGGCGCTTCTGATGCCGTCAAGTTGGTGGGACTTGCCGGTGGATCACTGATTAGCTCCGTATCAAACGCATCCTCAAGCAAGATTCCTTGCTCAACAGCGTCAAATTTGTTGGGGTTATAAGCGACACCAGTAATTTCATACTCAATAGCATCAACTTCTGTGACACCAAGAACGCGCCAAAGCGTTGTGCTTACAACGTCGGTTTGAATTGCCCAAACAGTATTTACGTTTGGGGTCTGACTAAACGTCCCATCAACGTTAATCGTGTCATTATTGGTGCCTGATATGGACAAAATATCAAGCGTTTCCAGCGTTCCATCCGGCAACACGACGCTTAGCTTTGCATTGTCAGCAGCGGTCAGTGATGTTTCGCTTACGTCGTCAACTTGGATGCTGCTGGTGGTTGCTGATAAGACACGACCACCGCGCCGCAGTCCAGCCTTGACTGGATCGCTAACTTCGATGACTTGACCCGGCCTGACTGCAACACCAGCATCCACACTGGTGCGGAATGTAATGACCTCGGCTTCATTTGATTCTGTGTAAATCAGCCATTCGCCAACGCGCTTGGCTTGACCTCTTGAGGTGCAACCAAATGCTTCAACCTGGCGCTTGATCACGCCATACTTTTCGATTGACGCTGGGTCTTCGGCAATCTCGTAGCCGACATCCCGTTGCGTCATGTCGAAATAACGCACCAAGGCCACATTGGCTTTTGTTTTCTGACTGCTGTTCTGGTAGTTAAAGCCGTCAGTTGTTACGTTGCTGAGGTTGAACAAGTATGAAGCATCTTGCGGTCGGTCTTGCGAAACAACAACTGAGCCTGCGGCCCAATACGGCATGGCCCTGAATACCGAAGCCATATCATTTATCAGCTTGTATGCCTCATCAATCCTTTGGATATTTACATTGCAAAGGAAACGCGGCTCTTCACCGCCAAAACCATCAGGGACCAGTTCATTGCAATACTGGCTAGCACTGAAGAACGAATAACGATCCAGGTTGTCTTCAGTGATGTGATCACCAAATCCGTAGCGGGTAGAAGTAAGTAAATCCCAAAGTATCCATGCTGGATCGGCACACCATTGCGCAAAACTAAACGTG